GCTCGCGGATCAGCTTCTGTATACGCAGCAACAGCAGGACTACCAAACCCATTTGCTCGCAACATGGTCGTATCAACAGGACAATGGTCAAACATCATGTCTCTAAACGATGCAGGACGTCCAATCTACACAGCATCACAGCCAATGAACGCTGGCGGAGCAGTAGCACCAACATCATTGACAGGTAACGTTGCAGGACTCAACCTATACGTTGATCCAACAAACGCTGGCGATGGCGATGGAACAATCCTTATCGTGAACCCAGATGCATACACATGGTATGAGAGCCCTACCTACCGCCTACGCGCAGAATCAACAGCAGCGGGACAGGTAACTATCGGCTACTACGGCTTTGGTGCGATTGCAACTAAGGTCGGAGCAGGCGCGTTCAAGAACAACAAGGCGTAAGCCACACTAAGTCGCTCTGGGGAGTAGTAGCCCTCTACTCCCCAGAGTCTTTAGAAAGGAATGGGAATGGCACTTACAACAGTCGCAGAACTCCGCAGCACTCTCGGAGTCGGTACTTTGTATCCAGATGCCACCCTTCAGGAAGTCTGTGATGCATCTGATGCAGTCCTACTTCCAATGCTCTGGACAGATGTTTATTTCAATGTGGCACATGAAAACACCACCACAAAGGGCACTCTATATTTTGACCAATTAGTTAAAGATATATTTTATGTTGGTGAAACAGTTGTCGTAACTGGCAATAAGTCACACTTTAACGGATCTAAAACTATTACAGAAGTTAAAGATTATTCAATCAGTTACACCATAACTGGAACTCCAGCAGCAACCCCGCGCCATAATGTTAATCCTTATGGCACAGTTACAGCAGATGTGACAACAGACTGGGCAGAAGATAAAGCAGTCCAGCAAGCAGCTCTTATGATATCTGTTGAAATCTGGCAGGCGCGTACAGCCACCCTTTCAGGCAGTAACGCTGTCGATTTCCAGCCAAGCCCTTACCGAATGAGCGCACAGCTCCTCGCTAAGGTGCGAGGATTGATCGCACACGCACTAGATCCGCGCTCAATGGTGGGCTAATGCCTCCAGTATCCATAACAACATTACGCACTACTTTAGCAACTGCTTTAGTAGACAATAATAAATATCAAGTCTTTGCCTTTCCGCCTTCTGTGGTATTGGCTAACTCTGTAATTGTGTCTCCAGATGATCCATATATAACACCTACTAATAATCAACATATTGGTATTAGCCCTATGGCATCTTTCAAATTGCTGATTGTGGCGCCGCTCTTCGATAACGAGGGAAACCTTAACGGCATAGAAGATTTTGTTTGTGGCGTGTTCGCTAAGTTAGCAGCATCATCTTTAACGTATAATGTAAGCGCAGTAAGCGCACCAAGTATTCTTAATGCTGGATCGGGAGACCTACTCAGCTGCGAGATGTCCGTATCAATCCTTACGAGTTGGAGTTAATATGTCCGAGTGGGAAAAAGAGAACGAAGCCTTCCTGAAGAAAATCGGGCAGGTTAGCACACCATCACCAAAGCCAGTAACTACTAAGAAAGACGAGGAATAATCTCATGGCTGTATTTCTAAATAACAATGTGGGCGTGAAGATTAACTCTGTTGATCTGAGCGATCATTGCACGGCAGTTGTCATCAATCGCGTTTTTGACGAATTAGAGGTCACTGCGATGGGTGACAGTTCACACAAGTTTGTAAAGGGTCTTGAGTCATCTACAGTGACTATCGACTTCCTTAACGACACAGCAGCAGCGAACGTATTGGCAACACTACAGGCAGCATGGGGAACCACAGTCACAGCTGTATTCCTACAGACAAAGGGAACAGCAGTATCAGCGACTAACCCTCTCTATACTGTCTCAATCCTTGTCAATAACACAACAGACATCAACGGCGCAGTAGGTGACATTGGCACACAGTCAATCACATTTACATGCAACTCAACTGTTGCAGTAGCCACTACAGGCACATTCTAAAAAACTAAACAAAGGGGCAAAACCATGGCAAAACTAAAGATAGTTCGACTAGATGGAAGCGTATTAGAAGGCGAGATCACTCCAGCAGTGGAGTATTCGTTTGAGCAGTACGCTAAAAAGGGTTTCCATAAGGCGTTCCGTGATGAAGAAAAGCAGAGCGATGTCTATTGGCTAGCATGGGAAGTAACACGCAGGTCAGGTGAAACTGTCAAGCCTTTCGGGATGGACTTCATTGAGACATTACGTTCAGTAACTGTCGAGGATTCCGACCCTTTAGCTTAAAGCGCGATCTTCCGTTCACCTATCTAATCGCTAGGCTAAGCATTAGATTGGGAATCGCGCCACAACAACTGTTAGAACTAGACAAGACCATGCTAGATGCACTTATGCAAGGTCTCAAAGATGAAGCAAAGGAGGTAGACGATGCCAGCAAGCGTAAAGGGCGCCGTTAATCTCCGCAAGGCTTTGCGTAAATTTACTCCCGATCTTGCTAAAGAAACTCAGCAGAATATCGCTGGGGCATTAAAGCCAATCACTAAAACCGCTAAAGGTTATCTGCCAGATGATAGTTCAGTCCTAAGCGGATGGTTGCCTAGAGAAAATTCTCAGGGTAACTTTCCAACTTATACTGCCCGCATTGCTAAAGCTGGAATTGGTTACAAGACCACACCATCAAAGGCAAATCGCAGAGGCTTTAGATCATTGGCTCGCGTATTCAATAAAAGCGCAGCTGGTGCAATCTATGAAACTATGGGTCGTAAAACTCCGACCAGTCGCTTTGTTCAGAATCAGAATAGTAAGTATGGCGCACAAATGAAGGGCAATGGCAAGATGGAAGGTCGTGCCTTGTTTCGAGCCTATGAAGAAAACAATGGCAAAGCCAGAGATGCAGTGCTTAAAGCAATCAAGATGGCATCAGACAAACTTAACGCTAGATCAACAGTGAGAGGCTAATCATGGCAAATATAGTCATAGATATTGCAGCCGAGTTCACAGGCGGTAATGCCTTCAAGAAGGCTGAGACTGCAACAGACAAACTTAGCAAAACCGCTGGCAAACTTGGTAAAGCATTTATTGGGCTTTACAGCACTCAAAAGGTATTGGCTTACGGCAAGGCTTCAATTCAGGCAGCAGCCCAAGATGAGAAGGCTCAGAAACAACTAGCACTAGCTCTTAGAAACGTTGGCTTAGGTAGAGATGTTGCTTCTTCAGAGGCTTACATCCAAAAGTTACAAAGAGAGTTTGGCGTCCTTGATGATGAGCTGCGCCCTGCCTATCAGACCTTAGCGGTTGCCACACAGGACTCAGCGGAATCTCAAAGACTATTACAGATCGCTTTAGATATTAGTGCGTCCACAGGTCGCGATTTAGGTTCTGTAACAGGTGCGCTATCAAAGGCATTTTTAGGTAGCAACACAGCTTTGAGCAAGTTAGGCGTAGGCATCTCTAAGGCTGATCTCAAGGCTAAGTCCTTCAAGCAGATTACCGATCAGTTAGCCACCACATTTGCAGGGTCTGCAACCGAATCTGCTAATTCTTTGCAAGGTTCAATGGACAAGTTAGCCGTTGCCTCAGCCAATGCTAAAGAGATTATTGGCGAAGGCTTAGTAGATGCATTGCAAGCACTAGGGGGCGAGAACTCTGTTGAGGATCTTGCTGTAAACATGGAAAGTTTCGCTCAAAAGACCGCAGATGCAATATCAGGCGTAGGTATCCTAATTGCAAAACTAAAACAAAACTCACCAATTCTTGAGAAGTTATTTGACTTTGCAGCCAATGCCCGAGGTGTGGCACAGGCGTTGGGCGAAGTAGCAAGAATACAAGAAGAAGCGTTGGCTGCTAGAACTAACTTTGGTGCTGCTTCAGGTGCTACAGGATTTGACAAAGGCTTTGGAACATCAGCCAAACTAATTAAAAACTCTAAAGTCCTTACAGCCGAGGAATCAAAGCAACTCAAAGCAAAGCAATTAAAGTACGCTATTGACAAGGCTACCCTTGCTCTTAACAAGGGTTCTAATGTCTTTGACATTGAGAAGATCCAACTAGCTGCAGCTGAGAAAAGTGCGGCTGAGCAACTAGGCAAGGTAACTAGCCAAGCACAACTTCTACAAGTTACTAATGACCTTGCTCGCCTAGAAGTAAAGCAATCTATCCTTGCCTTAGACGAAGCCATTGCCTCAAAGGATGTCGCAGCTATTACTGCTGCAACCAACAAACTTAATGCAGACTTGAAGATACTTGGTGTTCTTACTAATCAAGATCTAAAGCTAAGAGATATTAAGTCTATCCTTGACTCAATACTTCCTAAAGATCTAATCAACCTGGCTAACCTTGATGCTGCTATTGCTAAGTTGAAGTTTATTGGTGGTGGTGGTACTACCACAGCAGCAATGTCTGGAACAGGCACAGGAGCAGGCACTCCCTCACTTCTTGAATCACTTGCAGCGGGTAGTTTTGTTCCTGTAGTAGGTGGCGGCTATTCATCTACAGCAGGCAATTATGCCTCTAGTGGTTTCCCAGGCTCCGATAAAGGCTTTAGCGGTAACACTATCGTTGTGAATACTGGCATTGGTGATCCAAATGCTATTGCTGAGGCTATCGACCAAGTGCTAAGAGATGCTACAGATCGCGGCACATTGCGGAGCCTCGTTGCATGACATGGCTTCCTGAATGGCGAGTAACTGTTGGGGATGATGTCTATACGACTGTTACTTCTGTATCCTTTGCATCTGGTCGCTTAGACATAGATCGCCAGCCTACTGCTGGTTACTGCCAAGTCCAGATAGTTAATGCCGATAACTCACCCTTTACCATCAACGTCACAGAGCCAATCCTCTTAGAGCTTAAGAACTCCAGCGGTACTTATGTCACTGTATTTGGAGGAGAAGTATCAGACTTTAGTATTGGTGTCAGAAGCCCAGAGGAGTCAGGCTTTATCACTACTGGCACAATCCTTGGCATAGGCGCACTAGCTAAACTTACTAAGGCTGTCTATAACACAGCTCTTGCAGAAGCCCTAGATGGCGCACAGATCGCAGAGATTTTAGGCAGCGCATTAAATCTTTCATGGGCAGAAGTAACTCCTACAGTCACTTGGGATACTTACCCTGCAACTGTCACATGGGCTGAGGCTGAGTCCTACATCGGCACTATTGATTCTGGCTTTTACACAATGATTAACCTTGCAGCTAGTGCCACTGCTAAGTCACAGACCCTAGTAGATCAGATAGCGACAAGCGCATTAGGTCAAATCTATGAGGAGAAGGATGGCGATGTTTCTTATGACGATGCCGACCATCGCTCTAACTACTTAGCAGCCAATGGCTTTACTAACCTTGACGGCTCTTATGCAACTCCTAGCAGTATCCAGTCTCAGACTCAGATCGCTCGTATCCGTAACAGTCTGATCTATAAATATGCTGCTGGCTACGCATCGACCTACAGTACCTCTGATACCGACTCTATAGCCTCTTACGGACTCTTTGAGAAGTCGGCTGAATCAAACATCAAGAATCTTGCAGACATCACTGATATTGCCTCTAGAGAATTAAACCTACGCAAGAACCCTAGAGGCTCACTAGGAGCGATCCGCTTTCGCCTAGATAATCCAGACATGCCTAGCGCAATGCTTGACAACCTTATCGGGATATTCTTTGGTCAGCCTGTGCTTATCAACAACCTACCTAGCAATCTTCTCGATGGCACATTCGATGGCTTTGTTGAGAATGTGGCACTTAACGCCACGCCTACTTATGTGGACATAACCCTATATGTCTCAGCTACAGACTTCTCACTATCGACTACACAATGGGAAACAATATTGCCAGCCTCACTAATCTGGACTGGCGTAAATGCTACACTTACTTGGACTAACGCGACTGGAGCACTAACCTAATGGCAACTACAACTACAAACTTTGGCTTTGATGTACCTACAAGCTCAGACCTTGTGAAGAATGGTGCTACGGCTATCGCCCTGCTAGGACAAGACATCGACACAGAGTTCGCTGGTCTTACTGTCAATGCACAGACTGGCACTACTTACACAGCAGTCAAGGCAGATGGTCTTTATTCGATCTGCACAATGGACAATGCTTCGGCTAACACTTTCCGCATCCCTACCGATGCGACTTACGCTTTCCCTACTGGCACGACTTTGCTTGTCTATCAGAAGGGTGTTGGTGTAACTACGATCAACGCTGTTACTTCTGGTACTACAACTGTAGTAAGTGCAGGTGCAACTCTTGCTGCTCCTGTTCTTGCTCGTTACAAGTCAGCAGCTTGCATCAAGATTGCTGCTGATTCTTGGATCGTAGTAGGTGGCATTGCATAATGTTTAGTCCTTTAATTGGAATCATTGCATCTAGCGGTGCTGCTGCTGCTGTAAATATTGACTTGCTAATTGTCGCAGGTGGCGCAGGTGGTGGCGGTGTAAATGGTGGTGGAATTATTGGTGGTGGTGGTGGTGCTGGTGGTTATAGATATTTCACTGGTCAAGCTACAGCCATTGGTTCTTATGCTATAACTGTTGGTGCAGGCGGTGCAGGTGGTGCAACTGCTAATGGTACTAATGGCACTAATTCATCTTATGCTGCAACATCTGCAACAGGTGGTGGCGGTGGTGGTTGTGCTGTAAATCCAGGTTCTGGAAATAATGGTTTGTCTGGTGGTTCAGGCGGTGGCGCTGGAGGTTCAGGTGCAACGCCTTATCCAACTGGCGGTGCTGGAAATGCAGGATCTTATTCCCCTGTTGAAGGTTATGCAGGTGGTACAGGTATTGCAGGCGGTTCTGGTAACGGCGGTGGCGGTGCTGGTGGAGTTGGTGGAGCATCCGCAACTGTTGGCGGTGTTGGCGTATCAAACTCAATTTCAGGTTCTGCAATTACTTATGGCGAAGGTGGCTGGGGTAATGGTCGTGCTGGTAACGGAACAGTTCCAGCAACGCCTACAGCTAATCGCGGTATTGGTGGCGATGGTGGTTGGAACGCAAATGGCGGTGCTGGTAGCGGTGGTGTAGTGATCGTTAAATACACAACTGGTGCAATGACTGCAACAGGTGGCACAGTTACTACATCAGGTGGAAACACAATCCACACATTTACCTCTAATGGCACATTCCAAAGGACTGCATAATGGCTTACTGGACTCAATTAGATAACGATAACAAAGTATTACAAGTAACTATTGGTGACGATAATGAAGCTGATAAAGGTTACTCATGGCTAATAGATAATCTTGGTGGTCGATGGGTTGAAACGACTGAAGATAACTTTGCAGGTATTGGCTGGACTTATGTTGAAGGACTTGGCTTTCATGCGCCAAAGCCTTTTGAGTCTTGGACTCTTAATGGTTTGACATGGGAAGCATCAAAGCCAAAGCCAGAAGGTGATTACTACTGGTCTGAAGATTTATTAGATTGGGTTGTAAATGAAGCCGAAATTATCTAAGGCAGCAATCCAATTAAGGGAACAGTTTGATGACACATTCCCAGATCGTGACCGCACATCGGATGGCTGGATCGGTGATACCCGACACGCAGCTCGCCCTAGCGATCATAATCCCGATGCTAATGGCTGGGTTCGTGCCATCGATGTTGATCGTGATGTCAGTGGTAAGTCCAAGCCAGACCTTATGCCAGATATTGCAGATCAGATTCGTATCTTATGCAAATCTAAAAGAGAAAAGCGCATTACCTACATTATCTTTGATGGTCGTATCGCCTCATCAAAAAAGAATTGGGCATGGCGAGAATACACAGGGGCTAACAAACACAACCACCACTGTCACATCTCGTTTGCGAAAGAAGCTGACGATGATGGGGCTTTTTTTCAAGTACCTATGTTAGGAGCATCAGAATGAATGAACTAAAGACAGCAGCAGGATCATGGGCGAGAGCCTTCCTTGTAGCAGCAATTTCCATGTATGCCGCAGGAATTACAGATCCAAAGGCACTTATCGCAGCTGGACTCGCATCCATCATCCCACCAGTTTTGCGATATCTATCGCCTAACGATAGTTCACTCGGCACAAAGAAGTAATGAGTGCCCTTAACTGGGCAGGTTTTGCAGTAGCACTTGTCACGATTGGATCTGCCTTTGTCGGTTCAATCCGCTGGTTAGTTAAACATTACCTTGCTGAACTAAAACCCAATGGTGGATCGTCAATGAACGATAGATTGACAAGACTTGAAGCGCGTGTCGAAACTGTGATTCAACTCTTAGACAGGTAACAATTATCTCATGGCAAGAAAAAAGGTTATTGATCTAGATACCTACACAGCGTTAGATGCTTGGGCTATTAGCCTACAAGAAATGTATAGAGCATTGCGCAGAGCAGGCTTTGACGTTGAATTATCCTTAGCAATCATTATAGAACCAATGGCTTACCCTCGTTGGATCCTGCCTAATCCAGTCGAACCAGAGAAGTTCGGCGATTACGAAGATGAGGACGATGATTAAAAAACGCTATCTGGTCATATCGGATCTACAGATCCCCTATCACCATGAGCAAGCAGTTAAGAATCTAATCAAGTTAGTAAAGCGTGAGAAGTTTGACCTCGTATTAAACACCGGTGATGAGCTAGATATGCAGTCACAAAGCAAGTGGGCACAGGGCACTAAGTTAGAATGGGAAGGAACGCTCGATGCTGACAGAAGCCTTGCTCAGGATATTCTCTATGAACTTGGCACAACAGATGTCACTCGAAGTAATCACACAGACAGGCTCTACCACACGCTATTACGCGCTCCTAGCCTCATTGGACTCCCAGAGCTTGAATACTCCAAGTTTATGGACTTCGCAGGACTCGGTATCCGATTCCACAAAAAGCCTTTTGAGTTCCACAAAGGCTGGGTCTTAGTACATGGTGATGAAGGATCTATGAACACCAATGCTGGACTTACAGCTCTTGGTCTAGCGCGTAAGTTTGGTAAGTCTGTAGTCTGTGGACACACCCACAGAGCAGGCATCAGTGCCTTCACAGAGGGCATAGGAGCCTCATACAGGACTTTGTGGGGCTTAGAGGCTGGGAATGTCATGGACAAGCGCAAAGCCTCTTATTTGAAGGCTGGGAGTGCTAATTGGCAGATGAGCGTGGCAGTCATAGAAACGCATGGAGATCGTGTTAGTCCAATGCTTGTGCCTATAAACAAGGATGGGTCATTTACCCTCTATGGACGACTTTACGCCTGACATCCGCACCACGCTTGACGATGCTGTTGATGCTGGAGAATTGTTATCGTTTCGTTATACAAATCAACGCAGCTAGTGCTTGTCGGTATGTCACACTAATATCGTAAGCCAGTCAAGGGCACTGGATGCAGATAGGTACACAATGACAAATATAGAAAAAGCATTGCTTATCTGTTTTATAGGGTTAGCATTCTCTATGACACTGATAGCAATAGATGCTTATAGATTGGGTAAAGAACGCGGCATTCGAGAAGGTTGGCACAGAGGTCGCGCACTTAGCCGACAGGAATACTGGGAAGAATGAAAGCCAATGAAATCTTACTATCAGCCACCGACACGATCCGCGATCGTGGTCTATCGTATGGTCACCCTGCGGATAACTTGCAGCACACCGCAATGCTCCTTAGTGCATACCTACAGACACCGATACACGACTATCAAGTGGCAGGGATCATGGTCTTGGTTAAACTTGCAAGAACTAATCAGTCAGCCCAGCACATCGACAACTGGATCGACATGGCATCCTACGCTGGTCTAGGTGGGCAACTAGCAACAGAGGAGAACGACCTATATGTTTAATTTAGCCGATTATGAGACAGTGGAGGTCAGACTTGAAAAGTTTATTAAGGACTATCCAGATTTTCGCATTTCAACAGAGATGGAGCTTTGCGAGAAGGATAGATACATTATCAAGGCGTATCTATTTAAGACTGCTGGTGATAGCGTTGCGTGGACGACAGGATACGCTGAAGAAAAGATTACTGATCGAGGCGTTAATTCGACTTCAGCACTGGAGAATTGTGAGACTTCGGCTATCGGCAGAGCTCTTGCAAATGCAGGTTATGCGGCTAAGGGAAAACGCCCTAGCCGAGAAGAAATGACTAAGGTTGTTGCTACAAAAGTAGTAAAGCCAGCGGTACAGGATGTCGTACCAGATCAGCAGGACTATTGGACTACTCCAGTCAATGAATACATGAAGGTAGTCGATGCACCAGTGACACTCGACAAGGCTATGGAAACTGTCGCAGCTGTTATGGGTACAGGTGAAGCACAAGAAGCACCAACATGCAAGCATGGACACATGGTGTGGAAAGAAGGACACAGCGCAAAGACTGGCAAGGACTGGGCTGCTTACCAATGCACAGCACTAGGTCATGCAGGCTTTGAGGGCAAATGCCCTGCTATCTGGTATGTCATAGGTAGCGATGGTAAATGGCAACCACAGAAGGCGAGAGGCTAATGGGTCACTTAGAGCTCTATAACGAAACAACTGGTGAGTGGACTAACATTGAAGATGTTCCAATGTTTGACACGATCAACTGCCAGTTATGCAATGAGCCAACAGAAGCTCACGACATTGTTGCTGAGATTAAGTTCAAGGACAATCA